ACGAAGTTGCCGTATGCCTGGGTGCGGTCAGTGACGATCATGCCGCGGTCGTCCATGCCCAGGGTCTTGCCGATCACCTGCACGGTGTAGCCGATGGCGCCCACTTCCTTCGAGATGGGCAGCAGCTGGAAGGTGTTGTTGGTGGCGCCGTTAAGCTGGCTGCTCGAGTTGCGGGTGAAGATGGCCAGGGTGTCGCCGGCCTGCACGGCAAAGCCGGTAATCTCGTCGCCCATGCCGATCTCGCCGGCGCCGGTGATGACGTTCCACACGTAGGGGTTGCCGTCGCCCGAGTACTGCACGCTGGACTTGAACGCCATGAACAGCTTGTCCTTGTGCTCGATGATGAACTTCGGCGCGTCCGGCTTCATGCCGGTGGCCAGCGGCACGAACACGGTGCCATCGAACTCGAACGCGCGGTTCACGCCATCGGCGCCGTACACGCGGTAGGTCGACGTGGATCCGCCCAGGTTGGAGCTGACGAACTCATAGCGGCCGCCGGGTTTCTGCACGATGGCGGTCTGCGCGGCCGACAGCTGCGCGTTGCCGGCCAGGGTGCCAGCGCCGGCCGGGTTTGCGACGACGGTGGTGCTATTGCCGGCGATGAAGTTGCCGCCGGCGCGGTTGGCGAGGATGAAGCGGCCGGTGTTGACGCCGCTGGCCAGGGATCCGGTTTGCAGGACCACGCGGGCAATCTTGGCCGTTACGGCGCCCTGGGTCAGGGTCGCGCCCTCGAGCACGTTCACGGTCGCATTGGTGAAGGCAATTTCTTCGCCCAGCGGCACCAGCTGCCAGCCGGCCGCGCTCGAGCGGTACAGCGCGCAGGCGGTGGCGTCGGCGGTGTCGCGCCAGGCGTACAGCACGCCCAGGTACATCCAGACGCCGCGCACCGGGCCGGATCCAGGCACGGCGCCGATGTCGGCTCGGTACACATCAGCGGCGGCCGCCACGGTCTCGGCGTCGGCCTTGGCCTGGCGCTGGCCGCGCAGGGAGGCGCCCACGGTCAGGGTGCCGACAACGGCGCCGGCGACGGTCAGCTGCTCGCCAGCGACGAACGCGCCGGCCAGCTTGGTCACGCACACGGCGCCGGCGGCCGCGTCGCTGCGGATGGCCACGCCGGTCGCGCCAGAGGTGGCGCCGGTAACGATCGTACCGGCGGCGATGTCGCTGGCCAGCTCGCCCTCGAGGTAGTAGTAGGTGGCGCGCGACGGCGACGGCCGGCCGTCGAAGCGCTCGAAGCCGTCGATGCGCCTGTAGCCGCCCAGCAGGCCCGGCTCGTAGTTCATGGCCTCGATGACGTTGCCCGGCTTGACGGACAGCGCCGCGGTGGCCATGTCGATGCCGCCCCTGAACTGGATGTATTGGGTGCGGATGTCCGCCGGCGGGATGCGTACCTGCTTCATGCCAGCGGCCTCGAGTTGCGCATGGTCATGCCTGGCAGGTAGGCGCTTTCCATCGCGGCCACCTCGCGCTCGGCTTCGCTCTGTGCGGTGGCCATCACGGTGCCATCGCCCTCGAACTCGCCGTAGAACATCATCGCGCGCCACATGATGGCGTCGTGGTACTGCGCCGCGAAGATCGGCACATCGTTGTCGCTGGCCAGGATGTGCGGAGCGCGGTACTGCTCGCCCACGATGGTGTAGTGGTCGTCCGGCTGCGGCCAGAACATCAGGGACTGGTCCGGCGCCACGGTCACCACCTGGGGGCGGCCGGTTTGCAGGCGCGTGTTGCCGTAGGCGTAGCGGCGGCGGTAGGTGTCGTAGTCGACGTATTCCACCGGCATCTCATCGGAATAGCCCACGTCGGTGCGGTAGCTGCGCCACTCGTCGAGGAAGCACCAGCGCCCGAACTCTGCCAGCGGGATCCCGGCCGCGTCCGGGGTGTACTTGATCTGGCCCACGGATGCCGAAAACTCGACATCGCGGCGCAGGAATTTCCAGTCCTGATGCAGGTTCTGGACGTACTTGTAGGCGCGCGCCACCCAGCGGACCACGCGCTGGGCCTCGCCCAGCTGGCCCGAGGTCGCCACGATGTCGCCCGAGATGCCGGCCTCGAGGGCGACGGCCTGGCAGAGTTCGAGGAAGCTGGCCATGGATTAGGTGCGCTCCATGAACAGACGGTTGAGCCAGTTCATGCCGCGCGGGTTGCGGTCCTTCATCTCGAACGGGAAGCGCTGGCCGGTGTGGGTCTCGAGGCGGCGGGTCATGCGGCCCATGCCGTCGACGCCTTCCGGGGTCGTCACGTTGAACGGCATCGAGCGAGCCAGCACCTCGACGTACTTGCGCTTGGCGACAACCCATTCGTCACGGATGAAGCGCTGCGGCGTGCCGTCGTTCCATACCTCGATGATCTTCTCTGCGTCCTTCTCGGCGGACGGCGACACGCGGATCAGCACCAGCTCGTTGTAGAACTCGAGCGTTTCGACGAAGCCCTTCATCATCGGGTGGCCCAGGTCCTGGGATCCGGCGTTCAGCGCGTCGCGCAGCGCGTAGATGTCGAAGTCGTTGTTCAGGTCGATGCTGCGGTCGTGCACGCCCATATCGGTCTCGTTGGTGTCGATATCGGCGCGGGTGCCGTGCACGATGATCGTGGGGCCGGATGGCGCTGCGCGGTCGGTCGCGGTCTCCACGCCCATCTCGCGGGCCAGGGCGGCGCCTTCGTCGAAACCAGCGGCGCCGGTCAGGTTGGCGCCCTGGTTGGTGTCCAGTTCGAGGCTTTTGTCGGTGCCGGCGTTCTGTGCGGCGGTAGCGGTGCTCTGTGCTGCGGGGGTGCGGGTGCGAGTCATGATTCGGTAGCTCCAAAAAGAGAGGGGCCGCTCGAGGCGGCCCCAGGTGCTGCTATGGGTTGATGGTCAGGTCGACCGGATTACGACAGTTGCGGGCGGCCCGGCAGGGTGATGATGTCCTGCACGGTATGCACGCTGTTGGCCGCGTTCCACAGGCTGGTGCCGATGACGAACGGGGTCACGTTGGCGCCGGCGGCCGGCAGATTCTTGTGCACCGAGTAGGCGAACGGCACGAGGTCGTCGGCCGGGATGTTGAAGCCCGGCGGCGCGTACATGAAGTTGCCGGCGTCGTCGACGGTCTCGGCGGTGCCTTGCACCAGCTTGACGTTGCCGGCCGCATCCAGGCACCACAGCACGACAGTGCCCTTGCCCGGCTGGACGGTCATGGTCTTGCCGGTGTAGGCGTCCAGCGTCGGCGTGGCGCCGCCGGCGACGGTGGCCTTGCTGAATGCCTTGCCGGCCAGGGCGAAGGCGATGGCGGTGCCGATGGTGAAGGTGGTGGCGGCGCCCGACAGGCCGGTGAGGCCAGCCTTGCCCAGCACGAAGTTGCCGTTCACGAGTTGTTGCGATTGCATGTTGTTTCCCTTTATGGAAGGAGGTGGATTACTTGCGCAGGTTCAGCTTGGCCGGGGTGATGGCCAGCGTTGCCACGTTGGTCGTGCCCAGGGCGGCGACAGTCGCGCCGCCGGCGTCGAGCTTGGCCAGCACGGTGTTGAGCAGGGTGCGCAGCTGCTCGATGTCGTCGGCCTGGGCCACGAGCAGGTTGGTCAGCGCCTTCTTGTCGGCGCCACCAATCTGCATCTTGGCGACCAGCTGGGGGATGGAAGTTGCAGCCATGTGGCGGCCCTTTCAGGTGACGCGCCAGGCCATCAGGCCCGGCGCTGGGTTGAATTACAGGATCGAGATGCCCACTTCGGCCACTGCCATCCAGCCGTCATTCATCACTTTCGCGGTGAAGTAGGTGGTGGCGCCGACATAGCCGCGCTGGCCCAGCGGGTCGTTCTTGTCCTTCGACGACGGCGGGATGAACGTCGGGTCGATGGATTCCTTGCCGCGCAGGGCCACTTGCGCCCATGCGTCCTCGCCAGTGACGACGACCGGGTACACGTCGATGTTGGCGCCGCCAGTGGACACGAGGCCCGGAGCAGCTGCGACGGTGGCGCCGGCGTTGTAGACCGGCGGCAGATCCGGCGACAGGATGAAGCGGAAGTTCTCCACGCTGCCCAGCTCGTTCTCGTTGATCGGCTTGCGGCTGGCGTAGCGCGCCACTTCGGTGAAGCCGGCCAGGTCGCGGATGTCCTGCTCCACGTCGGTGTGCGCAAACACGAGGTACGCCGCCTCGATGGCGGTGGTGTTGTACATCGCGGTCGGCGCCAGGATGCCGGTGATGAACTTGCCGTGGTTGGCGCGCAGCGAACGGGTGATCTTGCGCAGCAGGCCCAGGGTGATCTTGGCCGACACGGTGGTGCGCGAGGCGCCGCCGGCGTAGAACTTGTTGGTGCACGCCTTGACGGCGCCCCAGCGGACCATCTCGCGGACGAGGCCCAGGCGCTGGCCGGTCTGCTTCTTCATCTCGTCGACGATTTCCGGGCCGTCCTCGTGCAGGTCGACCATCTGGTTCGTCAGCGCGTACAGCACTGCGTACTCTTGCAGCTGGGTTTCCACCTCAACCGGGGTCAGGGTGTCGGCCGGCGGGGTGACGCCTTCCTGGGTGATGTGCTTCACGTCGTCGACGGACCAGCGATTTTGCGACAGCTGGGTGGCGCCGTACGGCAGGAAGCGGCGGAACACGGTGGTCTTGCTCGAGTTCTTCGGCTGCTTCTTCTGCTGGCCGGTGATGCCCAGCACTTCGACCGGGATGGCGTGCGCCAGGATCTCGCCCTTCAGCTTGGCGATACGCTGCGGGGTCATTTGATAGGTTTGATTGCTCATGCTCTAAAGTCCTTGAAAGGGAGGGAATGGTTTAGCGGCGGGACTGTCGTTTGAAGCCCGCCTCAAATGCTTCATCCTCGTTCGGGACGTGGGCGTGCCCGGTCGAGGATCCGGTGGTAGCCGGTACTGCATGCTCCAGCCGCTTGCCGCGCTGGTTGCTTGCGGAGGCCGCCGCGGCCTGGCGCTGCTGGTAGTCCTTGAAGTCGGCGATGGCGTCGTTCAACGTCGCCGCGTCCTTCGCGGTGCGCAGCAGCTCTTGAGCCTGCGGAGGGAGTTGGTTCTGCCAGGCGGCCCACTCGGGGGTCGCGGGAAGCTGGCGCCAGCCTGCGTGGGTTGCGTCCACGATGGCCAGCTGGGCCTTGCGCAGTTCGGCCTGTACTTCCGGTGCATCGAGCGGATTGGTGGTCTGCGCCGCGCCCGGTGCTGCTGCACCGCTTGCGTCGCCGTCCTGGCCTTCCGGTTGGGTCTCGTTGCCACGGCCGAAGATGCGCGTGAGGTCTCGCTTGAGCGTGGCGGCCAGCTCGGGGAATTCTTCCTCGAGGGCTTCCATCTGCTCGAACGATGGGCGGATGCCCTGGCTTGCCTGCTCCTTCACTTCCTTGAGCGTCTGCTGGATCGAACCGAGGCGCCCGTTGGTCGAATCGACCGTCTTGCGCAGCTCGCCCTGCAAGGTCAGCACCAAGTCGCGGGTGCCGGACAGTTCGGCCAGCTGGCGCTTGGTGATCGTTACAGGGGCGTCGTCATCGTTCGGAGCGGCGCCAGGCTGAACCAGCGGGGTGCCGGTGGCCGGGTCGTGCTCGAGGGTGCCGTCGCCTTCGGTGCTCGTTGCAGCTGCTGCCGATGCGGCCGTGGTCGCGGTCGAGGTCGATGCTTCCGTGCCCGGCGTTTCGCCGTTCGCGGTGGTGAAGCCGGCCTCAAACAGTGCGTCCTCTGCTGCATCTGCTGCCAGCTGCTCGGGGGTCATTTCCAGCTCGTCGCCGGTGGTGCTGCCTTGCGTCGGATCCATACTCATTCTCCAAAAACAAAAACCGCCTCGAGGGCGGCCAATACGACAAGGGGCGGTTCCGTCCCTGTCACTTCCTGCCGGTCATCAGCTCTCGCCGGTGGCCAGCAAATCCTGTAGGCGCTTCAGCTCGGCGATGCGGCCCCGCAGCATGGCGGTGGCATCGGGCGTCTGCGGTTGATCGTTCTCTTCGCGCAGCTCGGCCAGGCGCTCGGCGGTGTAGCGCGCCAGCTTGTCGACGGCCGG